AAACAAATTAATAAAAGGAGAAGCACCAGCTCCAGAATTTACGCCTTGTATTGTTAGATTACCAGTTAAAGTAGAATCACCTGTTCCAGTAAATCCACCTGTTATAACTGGACTCGTTATAGCTGGAGATGTTAAAGTTTTGTTTGTAAGTGTTTGAGTACCTATTAAAGTTACTACAGTAGAATCTATTTCTAAAGTAGTTTGAGGTCCAGTTAGATTTGTTCCAGTTAATCCAGCTCCAGTAATTATTTCTACAATCTTATTATCATCAGCAAGACCACTAACATTAACATCTGTAAATAAACCACCATCAGCCGCATTATCGGTAGAACCTGTAAAAATATCAGGTGCTGCTGGTGTTGCTGTACTTGATGATTCAGGAGCTTCAGTCGCTAAATTGGTAGACGAAGTATCTACAAATAGTCCTCCTTTCGAGGTATCTTCCGTAGAGCCTACGGAGACATTAGGTGTTGCTGGCGTTGTCATTAGATTAACCCTCTTCCATTAAAGTTTACTTGTAGATTTCCACCAGATGCATTTCTTGTTGCATCTTCATCGTTTAATTCTTTTATTTCACTCATAAAAAGTGATAAGTATTTTTGTGCCTGATCATCCTCTTGTGTAAATGAAAAGACTTCTGCAAGAGCACCCATAAGTATTACTCTTTCATTTTGATCTCTAAGCCAGTTAGGTATTTCATTTCCAATAAATAAAGTTGAATTTGTATTTGAAAAAGTTATATCTGCATTATCTGCCAAGATTTGAACAGTGTCTACTACTATACTATTAGGTGTTGTTGCATTTGTGACTATGGGAGGTGCTCCTGTTATTGGATTATTAACTACTCCTGTTCCTGATAGTTCTTGACCAACAAGAATAGCTGGTCCTACACGAGTATCATTAGTTATAGTTGTACTTCCATTAACTGTTCCATTTACTTTTGCAGTAGTATTAGTTGGAGTTAATGCGGCAGCTGCTGTAATTGCTTCTGCTTGGGTGAAATAAGAAGTTTCTCTGTTAACTGCAGAAAATACTATATCTACATTATCTCCTAAAGTTTGAGCAGTATCTACTTCTATTGTATTTTGGGTTTGGGTAGCAAATGTTATGGCAGAATTATCTGCTAAAGTTTGAACAGTATCTATTACTATACTATTTTGATTACTTGCATCAGTTACCTTTGGGGGTCTTCCTGTTGGATGATTACTTACTCCAGTTCCTGATAACTCATCACCTACTAAAATTGTTCCTGCTGATCTACCATCGTTTGTTATCGTAGCACTATTATTAACTGCTACATTTACAAGTGCAGTAATTACATTAGTAGCGGCATCTACTATTCTAAGTACTTTAGGTGGTTTACCTGTAGTTGCATTAGCTGTAACTCCTGTTCCTGATAGCTCTTGTCCTACGGCAATCGTTCCTGATCTATTATCATTAGTTATATTTACACTGTTATCAACTTTTACATTTATTCTTGCAGTAATATAATTCATACCAACACTATCTTTAGTAGTTGTAAAGTGAAGATATCTTTGATTCTCTAATAAAGGTAAAGTAGTTGGAACTCCTAAAGCCTTTAAATAACTTGAAGCATAATTAAGTACTGTTACTGCATACTTAGCATCTAATGCAGGTAACCTTCTATAGTAAAGCAATTCTATACTATTAGCAGTTGAGCCACTATTAAATCCTGGGGTTAGATAAATCATATTTCTTTCTCTAGCCCAATAATTCATATTAGAATATTTTTCTGCATTAACATCATTGAAAGTTCTTATATCTAACTTTTCATTAAATACTCTTACTGTTGCACCATTTTCATCTAATTCTTTTATTTGTATAAATTCAATAAGATCAGCAGGAAGCCTTATCTCTGTTCTAGTTAAGCCAGAATTTGTTTGCATAGTTGCTGCTTCAAGGTCTGTCTTACTGTATGTTGCTACGTTTTCTAACGGAGGCACTCTTAGTGTCCTATAGGCTTTATCCGCAGCATACTTTAGACAATTCTGAATGATCGAATCGTTTACTACATCTTCATTTCGGTTAGCCCAACTTCGTACAAGTGCAGTGAGTTCTGTATATGTTAATGCCATATCTTACTCCTAAGTGTTGATCACTAAATCACGGTATTCAGTCATAAGAATACTTCTAAGCTTAGTTAAGTTAGCTGGATTACTCATAAAGTGTTGATCGTGTAGATCTAACTTATGTTTTTGTAGTATATCTATTGCAACAATATCTGGTATTGTAGCTAGCTTTCTATAACCATCTTTAGTTTTTCCGAAGTAATCTTGTCTGTCTCTCTCGTTTTTAGCGTGTTCTTTATATTGATCTATGTTTTGTTTTGCTTCCCACTCGCCTGTTTGTAAATCAAAACCAGCCTTGATAGACTCTTTTTGATCTACAGTGGCACTTGAGAAGACAAAGTTATTTTCTTTAGCCATGCCCTCATTCTCCTATTAAACTGCTGGTTCTGTAATTGCTACAAATCTACCTGATTTACCTATATAGCCTAGCTCATCACCAGCTCCAGCATCTGCAGGGGCAGCATCACTAGCTACTGCAGTACCTGGAACTGTAAACTTAGTTAGTCTATAGCCACCAGAAGGTGCTGCTTCAATTCTAAATACAGATTCATTAGCTCCGTAAATATTACCGTTAGCAGTTCTAATTACTGTTAAGTACATTATATTTATCTCCTATATTGTTCTTACTATATTAGCACCACAGGCTTTGTAATTAGCATCATCTATTTTACCGCCTTTGTACTTATACATTGCTTTTATTTTTTTCTTTTTCTTCATCTTTCCTAATTTTGTATTTGGTTTTGGACCATCATAAATAATACCTTTATATTTACTGTCTTCTAAAGGACTTTTGTATTTACTCATATTTATCTCCCTGTGAATACTGTTCCACCAGCACTGTAACTTTTAGCCATTTTTATTTTGCTTCCAGCAGAACTATAAGTCATACTTTTTCCTGATTTCTTTTTAACTGTTTTTACAGTATCATCTTTTTTAGTAGCTGATGCATAATTCTTTTGAGACATAAAGTTTTTAGATTTAAGACCTCGGTCTTCTAAACCTTTTTTAGTAAACTTAGCATCGTAAGAGCTACTATTAGAAATATTACTTCTACTCTTTTTCTTTACAGGAACTGCTTTCTTTTTAGGTTTATAGTTTTCACTATCTATAGAATTAACAATCTTCTTAGGTTTCTTTTTATAGTTTTCACTATCTATAGAATTAACAATCTTCTTAGGTTTCTTTTTATAGATTTCACTATCTTCAGAAAATTGTGCTTTCTTCGCTGGTCTCATTTTTGGTTTTTCTACTTTAACATTTCTAGCAGCATTACCAGATCTAAGATTACCCAGCATAGTACCTTTAACTACTTTTTGACCTTTATCGTTTGTACCAACTATTCGTTTATCTTCAGTATCATTAGCTGAAGTTCTTCCAGTATTCTTTATACTTTCTGCTTTGTTTTTATCTTGCTTGGCTAGTGTTTGATATAGTTTATTTAACTTATCATATCTCTTTTTCTTAAAGAAACCCATTTTATCTACAGGACCAAGACGTTTGATATCAGCCATGATTTTTGATTTGTCTGCCATATTATACTCCTATATAAAAAAAAAGGGAAGCCATGTTGACTTCCCTTAAAATAACAGTTAAGATAAACCGTAAATAGCACCACAACCTTTTGGATTGCGTACTTCTAGAGTTGATTCTTCAACCATCATACCGACAGTAGAGTCACCTTTCTGCCCTACATCAACCTCTTTTAAAGGTCTTAGTGAAGCCATAGCGAACCACTGTGGATCATAGATAAGTGCTGCAAAATTTGCAACATCTACTGCACCAGCACCTGTCTGGGCAGCACCATTAGATCCTAAGAAGAAATGAGAATTAGTAAGACCCATAATATAATTTGGTACGACCATAAGATCACCAAAATCTGACATATATACGTCTACTGACTGTCTTAACTTTCCTTTCTCATCAATGTTTCTTACGACACCAGTATCACTTACCATTAAGTCTGAGAAATCCCTTCTTAACTTAGGTGACATCATCACCTTAGTTGCCTTTCCACCCTGTTCATAAATCTTCTGCATAACAGAATCAATCTCTGAAAGAGATAAAGATCCTCTAGTTGCTGCAGCAGTTCCAGTTACTGCGGTACGGACAGTATCAGAACCGTTAGCATCTTGACCAGAAGCTGAACCAGCAGTAGCCGCTGAAGGTGCTGTAAATTGACCTACATAGTTAACAGTGTCTGCACTATTAATAAATGCTTGATATCCACCTGCACTTCTTGCAGTTCCAGCTTGAGCTGCAATAGCTGCAGATATATTATAAGAGTGAATCATATCATGCTCAACGTCTCTTCTTAGCTCTGTGCCTCTTTTCTTTAACTGATATGCATATTCATCTGCAACACCAGCTTGGTCTACAGCCCTTCTAGTTCCTGACACAGCAATGGATTTACCGTTGATCTGTGTATAGTTACCTAGTCTGGTTCTGTTTGGACCTGATCTTGCAAAGAAAGTTCCATCAGTTCCAGGACCACCTGAACCGTTTGCTGAAGGCTCTAGGTAGTCTGTACCTTCACCAACTCTTGAGTTTCCAGGTGCTTCTAGTGCATCTGTTTGCCATTCGTGATATATAGCAGTTGCTTTTGCACTGCCGATAGATGACATAAAAGGAGTTTCATCCCTTGTAATCATCGTAATAAAATTTGCAAGGTCTTCTCTTTGAGAGACGTTTGCATCTGAAATTCGTCTTGGACCTCCTGGTCCGCCTGAAGCTCTTACGCCTAAAGTCGCCATTTTTTATACCCTCCGAGGTATTATAAGTTTAATGATTTATTTGCAAGTCCTCGAAGAAAAAGCATTTGATCATCGTTAGATGAATCTTCAGCAAAAGCTCGTTGCCTTATTCTAGTCTCTTTATCTACTTCTTTCTGAGACCTAGTTTTAGCTTTACGAACAGGAGCTTTTTTAACGACAGTATTCTTTCTTTTAGCACTGCCTTTAGTTACTCCTTGTTTTAATCGTCTGTAGTCATCTACAAACTTCACGATTACAGGGTCTACAATAGTATCTAGAATCTCTGGTTGTATACCTTCTGCTATAGCAAACTCTCTTATTGCTTTAGCTGTCTTCTCATTGAAGTCAGGTATCATCTCTGGAATAGCTTTATTAAATACTTCTAATTGCTCATTCCATTGTTTAGTATTTTGTTCTTGAACTTGAGTTTGAACCTGCTTTACTAATTGTTCTCTGCCATTTCTAGCATTCCAATATTTCTTTTGAGCCTGTTCTCGCTTATCTTTTAATTCATTAACTTCATACGTATCACCGTCTTTTCTAGCTTGATCTATTTGACCTTCTATGTCGTGATATGCTTTTGCCAAGGCTTGCTCTTCTCGATACAACACTGCCGAAGATGCCTGTCCAAGATCGTTTATTTCTTTAAACTTCTTGTCATACTCTTCATCAAGTTGTTTTCTTGCATCGCCAAGTTTTCGACCCTCATTAGAAAGATGTTGTTCAGTAGAATAACCTTTAATCAGGTCACTAAAAGATACTTCAGTGTCTTTGCCATCTATTTTAATAGCCACTTTAGCATCTAAGTCTAAGTCTTCAGTAGAGTACACTTCAGATTCTTGGGTAGACGTATCATCCTCATCTGTAGCTTCTTCTTCTTCTGTCTCAACTTCTTCTTCAACTTCTTCAGTTTCGGATTCCTCTGCTTCTGGGTCTTCTTCAGCAGTTTCTTCCGTGTCTAACTCAGGAACGTCTTGCTCATTGGGTAGAGATTCAGTGAACTCGGAGTTCGCCATAATGTCAGCCAGCATTTGTTCTTCTGTTCGACCATCCGTTGCTGTAGAGTCATCTGTTGGGGTAGAGTCTACTTTTGCTTCGGTATTTTTATCCATTCTTCTTTACCTCCTTTTTAGCAGGTATTAATTTTTTCTCATATACAGATTTCATTGAATATAAGTAATGCAATGTATCTGCGTTAAGTTTAGCCTTTCCACCGCTACGCATTGAGTCATACTCAAGAGTATTTATCATTTGGGCGTAGTTTTCTAAAAGCTTTTTATAATCTATTTCATACATTATTGTCCTCCTGTAGGTGTGGTATGTTCTTCCCATACATCTCGAAGTTTATCATTTTCTCCTTGACACTACCTAGTGCCATGGCAGAACTGTAGAGGAACTCACGAGTTTTAGTTTCATGTGATTCGGTCTTAAGCCACTCTAAAAAGTAGTCTACAAGAACCTCACCGTATACTTCATCAAAGAAGTCCTCCCTTTCTTGAGAAGCAAAATGACCTTTTACATGTGCCTGTCTTGCTAGCTCATCAGGGTGAACTTTATGATTTCCGTAGGATTTAGTATTACCCAGCCTCTTCTCAGCTGTCTTTTTATATTTATCCAATATTTATTTTCCTTGGTTTTTTATCTTCAGGAATAACTCTTTCTAATTTAATAATTAGTAAACCATTTTTTAATTTAGCAGATTTAACTATTATATCATCTGCCATAGAAAAATTACGAGTAAATTTCCTATTAGATATACCTTTATATACCTCATCTTCTTTAGTATTATCTTTATTGGAAGCCACTGTTAGTATCTCTTCTGTAACAGTTACTTCAATATCATCTTTAGAAAAACCAGCAAGTGCCATTTCGATAGTAAAATTATCTCCATCCCTCTTTATGTTATAAGGTGGGTATGAAGGTAATTTTTTACTGTGATGAATGAACTCATCTAATTGATTAAAGACTCTTTCGAATCCTATTGTATAAGGTATTGGGCTATTATTTAAAAACATATTCATTGT